TAGGACACAATAGTTCTGAAACTACAAAAATTTACGTTATTAGTGATGATGAAGATGACGATGATGAACTGTTTGAAGATGACTAAAATTAGCATAAATAGATAATTTGATAAGAAAGGAAGTAGTTATTATTACTAAAGGAAGACCAAGAGGAAGTTTTAAAAAGCCAGAATCAGATTTAAAAGTAGATGTGGTAAAAAATAAAGTTGAAGCAATAAAACCTGTTGAGAAGCAAGAAAAAATAAAATATAAATGCTGTTGCTGTGGTACTTTATATGATAATTTGGAAAAGAATTTTCCTTTTAGTCAATCTGCTTTTTTTAAAGGAAATAATAATAGACTTCCTATATGTAATTCTTGTTTTGATGAAATGACATCGCAATATGAAGATTTATTAGGAAGTTCCGACGCCGCTATAAAAAGAATGTGTTTACATTGGGACATGTATGTAGAGGATGGACTATTTACGTCAAGTAGAAAAATTGATGCTAGTAGATCACGCATTAAAGCATATGTGAAAAATTGTAATATGACTCAATATGCTGGTAAAACATTTGATACATATTTAAAAGAACAAGAGTCAAATGCTATTAATAATCTTGATGATTTAGCGGATGCTCAAGAAAAATCTGATACGGTTTTATCTGAAAAAAATACAGTAAGAGTTTGGGGGTTTGGATTTTCTCCTGAAGAATTTACATATTTGAACAATCAATATTCAGATTGGAAAGCTAAAGTAGTTATAGATGGCAAAGCAAGAGAAAGCTTAGTACGTGATTTATGTGTTATAAAAATGCATCAACAGAATGCAATAAAGGCTAAAGATATTGATTTATATAACAAATTGCAGAAAACGTATCAAGATACATTAACCAGTGCAAATTTAAAGCCTGTTCAAGAAGATAATAATGATAAGGCTGGAGAAAAACCAATGGGTGTAATGATTGACATGTTTGAAAATGAACAACCAATTCCAGAACCATTAGAATGTTGGAAAGACGTAGATGGTATTATGAAATTGATAACTGTTTACTTTTTAGGGCATTTGTGTAAAATGTTAGGATTCAAAAATAGATTTTCAAAAATGTATGAAGATGAAATGGCTAAGTACCGTGTTGAAATTCCAGAATTAGAAGAATTAGACGATGAAGATGTTTTTGAATTTTTATCTAACAATACCTTTGTATCATCAAGTGATGGTGATAACGATGTCAAATAAAAAGAAAAAAGAAGTTGTTTCTAAATACGATAAAATTCAAACTGGATTAGGTATATGGACTTCATTTTATCGTGAGAATCCACATCGGTTCGCATTAGATTATTTTGGTATGAGTTGGTTAAAACCATTTCAACAAATATTAATTGTTTTATGTATGAAATTTACATATATAATGATAATTGCAAGTAGAGGTATGGGTAAATCTCAACTTTCCGCTGCTGTTTGTTGTATAAAATGTGTGTTATATCCGAAAATTAAAATTTGCATTGCTGCTGGTAAACGTGGTCAATCTGTAAATGTTCTTAATAAAATAGTAGAAGATTTTATGCCACGTTCTCAAAATTTAAGGAATGAAATTCTTAAATATAATGTATCACCATCTGATGCTTTTATTATGTTTAAAAATGGATCAACAATAAAAGTTGTAACTGCTTCAGATTCAGCTAGATCAGCTCGTGCGAATTGTATTCTTGCAGATGAATTTGTGCAAATCAAAAAAACTATTCTTGATAAAGTTATTAGAAAGTTTAAAGCTGGTCAACGCACACCTAATTTCTATAATAAACCTGAGTATAAGGATTATCCAAAAGAACCTAACACCGAAATATATATTAGCTCTGCCTATTATAAATATCATTATAGTTGGGCAAAATTCAAAGCTTTCTTTAAATCAATGATAAAAGAAGAAAGTTATATGGTGCTAGGATTTCCATATCAATTACCTATTAAAGCAGGTTATTATCCTGCTGAACAAGTAAGAGAAGAAATGCAAGAGGATGATTTTGATAGTATTGCATGGGGAATGGAAATGGAGTCTATGTTTTTTGGAGAATCCGAAAATGCATTTTATTCTTTTGATGAATTAGATAATGCAAGAAGAATAAAAATTCCTATTTATCCAAGACCATATTACGCACTTTTAAATGATAATAAATATAAGTACGAATTAAAACAAAACGGTGAAATTAGATTATTAGGAATGGATGTTGCAACTCAAGGTGGAGCAAAAAATGATGCGACTTGCTTTTCTGTAATTCAATTAATACCTGCTGGAAATAATCAATACATAAAGAATTTAATATATTTAGAGACTTTAGATGGTGGTCATACGTTCGATCAGTCTATAAGGGCAAGACAGTTGTATGATGATTATGAAATTGATTATGTAATTCTGGATACAAATGGTGTTGGTATCTCAATTTTTGATAATTTAGTTCAAGAACAAATTGATAGCGATAGAGACTTAGTATATCCTGCTTGGGGATGTATAAATGATGAAAAAATGCAAGAGAGATGTAAAGATAGTAATGCCAGTAAAATAATTTATAGTATAAAAGCTAATCAACAGTTTAATAGTGATTGTGCTGTAATGTTACGAGATTCAGTTAAAAGAGGAATCTTTAGATTATTAATTAATGAATCAGATGGAAATGAAATTTTAAATAAAAGTAAGTCATTTCAAAATTTAACTGCTGCCGAAGAAGTTCTATTTCAAGCCCCATATTATCAAACATCAGCTTTAATTACAGAAATGGTTAATTTAGATTATGAAGTTGTTAATGGAAAAATTAAGGTAAAAGAAATTTCTGGTATGAGAAAAGATAGATATTCTTCAGTATCCATGGCATTATTTATCGCAAATGAACTTGAACGAGATTTACGAAGTTTTCAATCAGACTATGATTTTTGTACATTTATAAATTAAATTGAATCGAGGTGATAAAATGTCAGACCTATCTCCTACTCCAAAAAAACGTGGTAGACCACCTAAGAATAAAGATGTTGAAATAAAATCGGATACTCCCCCATCTTATGAAAATAATAGTTATGCCACATATCAAGGTTCATATCAAGATGTTACTACTAATCTTTTTGGTAGTAACTTTTTTTCTAGTTATAGCACAGAATCAATAGAATCTATGGTTGCAAATCCTATGAATACAAATCGAGAAGTTCGTCATATGGCAAAATTAATTTATAATTCAAACGGTATTGTAACTAATGTAGTTGATTATATGGTAGCTATGCCTACTCTTGATAAGATTATTATTCCGCATGGTAGTTCTAAACCAAAGATTAAGAAAAATAAAGAGAAAATGGAATGGGCATTAAAAACCATTAAAGATAAAGAATTTATAAGAGATTGTATTTTTAGAGATGCTAACGAAGGCATTTGTTTTTACTATTGTGAAACAACAAAGCCTGTAAAAGATAAAGATAATACGTTATCTGATTATGATATTCAGAGAATTACTGAAATTAATTCATTAGATGATTTTGGTATGAATATTTCAATGATTTCATTATCTGCGGATTATTGTAAAATTGTTGGAATAAAAAATTCTTCATATGTAATTGCATTTAATTTGGATTATTTTTCTGATTATGTTGGTGATAGTCTTGAGCGCAAATTAAAAAAATATCCTAAAGAAATTCGTGATGGATATACGACTAAGAATACAAAATCCAATTCAAACAATTGGTTGATTCTTGACAATACAAAAACGATTGTACATAAGATTAGGTCATCAAAAGACGAACCTTGGGGAAGACCGCTTGTATTAGCGGCACTTAAAAATATTTTATATTCTGATTATTTCACTGAAACAAAAAGAAATGTACTTGACGAATTAAATAATAAGGTTATATATGAAACATTTCCTGAAGGTGAAAAAAAAGGAATGTCATCTTTAACAGAAAAGCAACAAAAGAATCAACATGAAACTGTAAAAACTGCTGTTATGCAGAAAAATAGTCGTGGTGGCACAAGTTTCTTTTCTGTTGCCGCAGGTACAAAATTGGATTCGTTAGA